TACTTAGTATACTGGAGGAGGTTGAGTTAGACATTGAGCAAGATGTTGAAGATTTAAGTTCTGCAACTATTGATTACATAACAATTGGTAGAAGTACAATTAAGGTTTCATCTCTGTTCTCATTAGGTACAGTTGATACATATGACCAAGACAAGTGTGAGCCAGTTTTTAAGATTATAATCAATGAGTCAGATGACCCTAGGACTTTAAATGGGAATAAAGAAGTTAGTTTTGATGATTGGGCAGATAGAGATATCGAGCTCGAAAGATTAAGAGAAAGATTGGGAGAATTTACAAATATAAGATTTTTATAGAAATGGGAAAGAAGGAGAAGTTAGTACCTGTAAAAAAGGAGAAAGGTGGTGACCAATTAGTACTTGAGAAAGGTACAGATATGACACTACAGAGATTCGTTGAATGGTTAAACGAGAATTTTACAAAAGAGAGTGGTAAGAGATTCTCTTCTCAAGATGTATATGGATATATTGACAGAGGGAACCTGCCATACCATTTAGGGATGTACAAAGTCAAAATTATTGAAGATGCTGAGATAGGTGTAAAGGTGGTAAGAGTTAGAAATCTAAATAAAGAAGATTAAGAATGACACAGACAAACGAGAAACGACAAAACTATATTGTATATGACCTCGAGACAGGAGGTTTTGATTGTAAAAGAGTAGCTATAACAGAGATTGCATTAATTGCAATTGATGGGTTTACTTTAGAGGAGACTGAGAGATATACAACTTTCATCAAACCTTACTCAGTTACTGAGATTAGTGAAGATGGAGTAAAGACAGAGAAGAAGCTTGAGTATGATAGCCAGGCACTGCAGGTTACAGGAATTACAATGGATATGATTATGTCAGGTAAGGAGAGTAAAGATGTAGTTAGGGAAGTGTCAGATTTCATGAAAAGACATAAGACTGGTGCCAGAAAGAAACCTATCTTATATGGTCACAATATAATAGACTTTGATAATCCCTTTCTACAGGTACTTTTTAAGTCCCAGAAGAAAGAGTTAGAGAAGTTTATCAACCCTAAGCACTATATTGATACAATGTGGTGGTCTAGGATGAAGACTCCAAAAGATAAAGACCAGTATGGTACACATAAGCTATCAGATGCCTGCAGCAGACAAGGGATTGAGTTAGTTGATGCACACAGAGCTATGAATGATACTGCTGCCAATGCCAGACTTGTGGTTTCATACTTGAAATCTCTTAGAGGTGAAGGTGTAGTAGTTGAACAAGAAGAGAAACATAGCTATACAAGAAACTTTAAATTCTAGATATGGACAGAAGAATGAGTTATATTAGCTTACGGACTAAGATGGTAATATCACAACTATACTCAAAGTATAGTTCTAGATGGTTCACTTTTCAAGAATTTAAGGAATGTTTTAACCTATCAAAACCTCAGTCAAATGAGATTCTGGGGTTACTTATCCAGTTGGATATAGTCTTGGTTAAACAAGTAAGCTCTGAAGTAAACAAGTATAGATTGTCAGAGAACAAAGTAAAGGAGTATACGGATGTTTCAGAGTAATGGGTCAACACTCCAGGAGATGGGTGGAATTTATTCATTTGTAGAAGAGATTATAGATAATCTTGATGACAGAGGGATACAGGAGTTGTCTAGTGGTAGTGTACAGGATATAGATAGAATGTTAAGTCTTATGATTGATGAGACAAGATCTATACTTACTGTACCAACACAGAAACTGGATGTGATGAAACTTGACAGTATAGAGCCTTTGGTTAATACTGTAGAGGAAACCTTAAGAGTTACTAGTTTAACTTACTTCCTGCAGTCAACAATGCCGGACTTCTATCTGGATATCCACCATCTTGAATGGGGGAACTTAGCTCAAATGTACAGACTGTTGTGTATACTTGCAGCCAGAGGCCATGGTAAATCATTCTACTTCTCTAAGGGTTATGTCTTATGGAGGCTCTATAGGTACAAGAAGAATCTTGACCCAAAAGCACTACATGAAAATACTGTATGGGGGAGAGAGGGTATGCTGATTACTAATGAGTATAAGCTTGCCAACCATCTACTCAGTATAGTTAAGGAAGAAATTGAAGAGAATGAAATCTTTAGAGAAAAACTATACCCTGATAACAGAAGAGATGGGTGGGGAGCAGAGTCAATTATTACAAAGACAGGTTCTAGGGTAACTGTAAAGTCAGTAGGTTCCAAGATGAGAGGGTTTCACCCTCACTGGATTGTTGGAGATGACTACTTAAATGACCAAGTACTATACTCAACTGAGCAGAATAGAAAGTATATTACACACTTTCACTCAGTTGCAATGAATATGCTTGAGCCAGGAGGTGATATTGTAGTTGTAGGTACTCCATTTAGAACAGATGACCTGTATGGTGACTTAAAAAAACACAAGACTTGGAAAGTATTCGAATATCCAGCAATTTACCCTGATGGAAGAGTACTTTCCCCAGGTAGATATACTCTGCAGGACATTCTTGATAAAAGAGAAACCCAAGGTAGTACTATTTTCTCAAGAGAGATGCTGGTGAGACCAATATCTACAGAGTCATCACTCTTCCCCCATGATATGTTAAAGAGGTGTTATGATAATGACTTAGTTTTGATCCCTAACATACATAGTTCAAAGAGGAAGTATAAGAAACTTGTACTCTCTGCAGACTTTGCTATTTCAGCTAACATAGGTTCTGACTACTCAGTATTCTTTGTACTAGGTGTTACTGATAATGACCACTATGACATCCTGCATATGTGGAGAAAGTCAGGTGCAACTTATGATGAGCAAGTAATGACAATGAAGAGGATATACAATGACTTCAACCCAGATGTTGTTCTGGTTGAGGATAATGGTATGCAGAAGATCTTTGTCCAGATGCTTAACGATAATAGTGTACCTGCAACTGGACAGACAACTACTGCACAGAATAAATATGATTTACACAAAGGAGTTCCAGCAATGGCAGCTTTATTTGAACAAGGAAGGATACATTTACCTAGAGGAGACCAGTATTCAAGAGATCTTATTGATATTGTGGTAGGTGAGCTCTCAAACTTTACCTGGGATGAGGACAAGAAGAGAATACAGGGAGTTGGAGCTCATGATGATACTTGTATGTCACTCTGGATTGGTATATCAGGAACTAAAATTGGGTCATTTAGTTTTTCTTTCTTATAAAAGGACCTACATAAGGATTTTATTATTATTTTTACCCTTAAATAAAGATTGTATATGTCAAAACAAGATAGCTTAAATAAAGATTTCCTACTAGAATTCTATAGAAGTAGCTTAGCTAACTCATCAATTCTAGAGACAGGTAGAGCTTACATGAAGTTCAGTTACCTGCCAGACCAAACACATAAGAGAGTCTGGAAAGCAATACTAGACCACTACACACTACAGGAGAAACCACCAACAATTGGTATATTAGCACAAACACTATCAGGTTACCCTGACTGCTTAAGTTTAGTTGCTGATATTAAAGGTGTAGGGATGCCAAGTAGAGAGGAGCTGCTTGAACAGCTAGAGAGTTACATAAAGAACTCCATGTTCCAGTTAGCATATGATGAACTCTACACTACCTTTACAGGTGGTAAGAAAGATGATGCCTATAAGTTACTAAGTGACTATGCTCAGGAGTTGAATGACTTCTCTATTAGAGGTCAGTACTTTGATAAAGTATTTGAAGGGTTCAATTTAAGAATGAGAAACAGAGAGTTAGTTGCAACTAATCCAACACTTGTAGAGAATAACTTTAAGATACCATTTGGTATTCCAGAACTAGACCATATTACAAGAGGAGGGATTTCTGCATCAGACACAGCATGTTTTCTTGCACAGTCAGGAGTTGGTAAGTCTAAGGGGCTTAAGTATATTGGGGTTAATGCCTCAAGACTCGGGTATAGAGTTGCACACTTCCAATTTGAGGGTGGTAAAGATGAATGTTTAGACCTATATGATGCTGCTTGGTCAGGAGTATTACTACATGCACTTGAGAGGGGTGTGGTCACTGAGGAGCAGAAAAAGAGAATTGCCAAACAGATTAGTGATATGAAGAATGGGATAGGTGGAGAGATATTTGTTGAAGCTTATGAAACTTTTGGTACAGCCTCAATGCTTGATGTAAGGAACTCAATAATTGAACTTGAGAAACTGTATGGTAAGATACACCTAGTACTTATTGACTACTTAGAGAAAGTTGAACCAGGAGATGGTAAGAGATATACTATTGACCAAGAGAAGCAGAGAAGAGAGGCAGTATCTCAGAAGATGAAGAATATTGCAGTAGAGTTTAATACCAGAGTAATAACTGCAACACAGGCACACGGTCTTGAAAAGAGACTTCTTGATGACCCAGAATTTGTAATGGACAGATATAATACTTCAATGGGGAAAAACTTACTTGACCCCTTCTCCTTCTTTATTACTATGAATCAGACAGATGATGAGAAAGAGAATAACATCATGAGACTGTTCTGTGATAAGTTAAGGAAGTACAAGTCAAAGCAAGTTATTACCATTGCACAGAATTATAGTAAGGAGCAGTTCTGTGATAGACAGAGAACTAGAGAGTTATTCTTTAAACCACAAAACTAAGCCATGAAGTTTCCAAGAGAAGTATTAGAGACCTTAATAAATGGTACACATCTGGACCATTCAGGACAGAACTTATATGGTACTTGTCCATACTGCAACCAAGATGAGTTTGGAATATCACTTGAAGACAACCATTTGTTTAGGTGTTTCAGGGGTAGAAACTGTGGGGAGACAGGTAATATATATAAACTACTAAAGCACCTTGATAGAACAGAGCTTTTAGGTAATAAAGATTACTATAAGGAGACAGATGTCTTCTCAAAGCTTGAAAAGAGAGAGTTTAGGGTAGTTGAGACACTTGATAGTACTATAGATATAGTAAAGCCACCCCTAGGTTGGAGAAGAGTATCAACTAATGATTACCTAGAGAGTAGAGGGTTTACAAGTGAACAGTTTGAGAAGTATGAAATAGGACTTGTAAAGCTGCAGAGGGTCTATCGTGACTATGTAGTATTTCTAATTAGACAGAGAGGAGATCTGGTTGGATTTATTTCAAGAAATATAAAGTCAAAAGATGAAATTGATAGTGCTAATAGGATAATCAAAGAAAGAAATATAGGCAAAGAGAAGAGTGATAGGGAGAGTATTATTCTTAGATACAGGAATTCACTAGATACTGACTTCAGTAAGATACTCTATGGGGTTGATGAAATCAGTGATACAACTCAGTATGTGATAATCGTAGAGGGTTTATTTGATAAGATAAATCTTGAAATCATAAGCCAGAAATTCCTAGAGGATAATGGTATAGTGATTTGCTGTACTTGGGGGAAGAAGATATCTCCTTTCCAAGTAAAGTTACTTAAGGATGAAGAGGTTGACTCAGTGGTATTAATGTATGACCCAGATGCAGTACAAGACAGTAAGAAATATGGGTCTATGTTAAAGACAGACTTTAAGGAGGTAAGAGTTGGATTTCTTAAAGATAAAGACCCTGGTGATCTTCAACATGAAGAGTTTCTTGAAGTATTAAGAAATCTTCAAACTCCTGAGGAATTTAAACTTAATATCTTACAGAGAAGACAATTTTAATCATTATATTTAAGTATAATTATAGAAGAATGAAAGAGAAGACAAGAGATTTATCAATGTATGAGTACTTACAGGAGCTCCAGAAAGAGTATGTAGTAGCAGAATTGAGAAGAAAGATCTATACCAAAAAGAAAGATAGAGAGTATTTTGGTAGAGTGATGAAAGGGAAGAGAGAGAAGATTGAAGATATTTCACTAAGAAATACTCTACCATCTATCTTTACCAGTAGAGAAACTAGGGAACTTATATCTGAGGCAGTATACACTGAGTGGGGGATGCCAAATTTCTTTTACAAGAGAACAGCAATTGAAGAGGAGTTGAGACCAAAAGACTTCTTCTACTACTACTATAAGAATAGTGAGTTCAAGGTAAAGTTGGAGACCGGTGAAGTTGGTGTAGGTATACTTACTTCTGTAGACCAGGAGAATGATATTGTCTATATTAAACTCAAGGGTAGTAGTACAGAAGGGATCTACACTCTCAATACTGTTTCAAGAATATTATAAAATTTCTACATATAAAGTTTATATTTCGAGATATATACTATATATTTACCAAAAATAAAAAGAGTATGATGGAATTAGATTTAGACAAGAAGAGACCTATTCAAGAGATCTCTGCAGTATTACAGGGTGAAGGGAAACTTACAGGAGTGCCACACCTACTTGTAAGATTTTCAGGTTGTAAATTAAGATGCCAGTTTGCAGATTCATTCTGTGATACTTGGTATGCAAGTTGGTCACCAGAAAAGGGATCATTTACACTTAGAGATTTAGTTAAATTCATAGAAGACCACAGACACATCAGACATATCTTTATAACAGGAGGAGGTCCAACACTTCAGGGTAACTTTCTGGCAGAAGTTGTAGATTTGTGTAAATCTTATGGTTTATATGTAACTATAGAGGTTGAAGGGAGTGAGTATGTAGAGACACAGAGTGACTTACTTTCTCTTTCACCAAAACTAAGTAACTCAACCCCTATACCTGGTACAGTAAGACCTTGGGATGGTAAGCTGGTTACAGAGAGGGATAGAGCAACACATGAGAAGTGGAGAGGCAACTATGGAGCTATGGGTAGCTTAATCCAGAACCAAATTGAGAACGGTCATGACTACCAAGTAAAGCCAGTAATCAGTACACAAGCAGATCTTGAAGAGTTTAAAGAGCTCCAGGAGACTCTTGATATACCAAACAATATGTGTTATCTTATGCCAGAAGGTGATACAGAGGAGAAGTTGAAGAAGAGTAGAGAGTGGTTATTTGATATCTGTATTAAGGAAGGATATAACTACACAGACAGACTACACATTATTGTGTATGGTACAAGAAGAGGAGTATAGTTGTAATTAAACATAAGAGAAATGTATATCAGTACAAAGTTATTTGAAAACTATTCAGTTGCCTTAAGACAGCATAAGGCTCAACATTCACACTGTCAATTGTTGCATGGGTATGCTTTAAAGTTTAAAGTATGGTTTGCTTCAGTTGAACCCTTAGAGGAGAACCAGTTGGATGATATGAATTGGGTAGTTGATTATGGAGGGTTCAAAGATGCCCCACAAGGGAATGGTCTTAAGTCTTGGATGAATGATATGTTTGACCATACAACATTGATTGAGAAAGATGACCCACAACTTGAAACTTTTACAGCACTTGAGGAGTTGGGGTTATGTAAGTTGAAGATTATGGACAAGATGGGGGCTGAGAGTTTAGCAAAACTTGTCTATGACCATTTTAATCACAGACTCTCACTTACTGATGCAGGAAGGTGTAGAGTTGTACAAGTAGAGTGTTTTGAGAATGATGTTAATTCATCTATCTACACTAAATTAGAAAATTCAATATTGTAAATATGAAGTTAATTGAAAGAGCAAATGGGAACATTCCCAGAACAGAAGAGGAGAAACAGAAGATGATCTTTGAGGCAGCAGATGCTTATGGAGTATTCTTAACCTCCCTAGGGTTTGACTGGAAGAAAGACCAGAATAGTAGAGATACACCAATCAGGGTAGCTAAGGCTTGGGTGAATGATTTAGTGAGTGGGTGTGTATCACATCCACCAAAAATAACTGCCTTCCCAAATGAGGATGGTTATGAAGGGATGGTATTCCAAGGTGATATACCTGTAGTGAGTATGTGTTCACACCATAACTTACCTTTCACAGGTAAAGCCTATGTTGCATATATACCCTCCAAAGATGGTACTGTAATTGGTTTGTCTAAACTTAACCGGATAGTAGACTTCTACTCCAGAAGACCACAAATACAAGAAGGGTTGACAATGCAGATACATAACTCCATTGATGAAAAGTGTGAACAGAACATTGGTGTTGCAGTTATGATAGAGGCAGAACATACTTGTTGCAGTAATCGTGGTATTAAGCACAGGTCAACTATGAAGACTGCTAAGGTTTCAGGAGCTTTTGATAAAGAAGGTGAGACAAGAGCAGAGTTCTATTCATTTATTAATAATTTAAAAAAGTAAGATATGCCACAGTTTTTAGATTCAATCGGTAAGATTAAAGGTTACATAGAGTCAGCTAGTATGGATACAGTACAACTGTCTAAGAATTTCTTTAGAGATTATAGTTGTCCACCAAAGTGTGGTGGTTGTTGTCCTAGATTTTCACTTGATTACTTTGAAGGTTCTCAAAGATGGGAAGATTTTAAGAAACAATATCCAGATCAAGTTAAACACTTTACAAGAAGAGAAGTAGATGGAGTAGCTATTTGGTCTGATTTACAAAAAGACCATGATGACTATCATTGTAAGCATCTGAATAAAGAAGATGGTCGTTGTGGTATACATAAAGCAAACCCTTTTAGTTGTGAGTTTGAATTGAATAAGTTCATAACTTTTAAAGAGAAAAAGAAGTCAATTTTGATCAATAAGTTGTTTGGTAGAGGTTGGAACTTAAAGAGAATTGATGGTGAGAGAGGTGCCTTATGTGAAATGTTACCATATAAACATGAAAAGACAGTAAGGGATGTTGAGTTACTTGAGGAGCTTGAGTGGATTAGTGATAGGTTTGGTGTTGTAACAAAGCTAACTCCCATTACTAAATTTATTCGTGAGAATATTGAAACTATTAGAGAAAATGAAGGGATAAAAGAAGATGGTATCCAATTTACTAATAAAAACATAGAAGGGAATGATTAAGATTTCACATGAATCCCCAATAGGGTTACTACAAGACTCTCTACACTTTAATGACTACCAATACTGTTTGGTACATCTGCTAGAGGAGCAACCAAAATATCTAGAACACTTTGAAAGGTGTAGAGATGAAGGGATACCAGTCTTACTTGATAATAGTATCTTTGAGTTAGGTACTGCTTTTGATAGTGAGGAGTTTGCCAAATGGGTTGACAGACTGAGACCAGATGAGTATATTGTACCAGATGTTCTTGAGGACTCTAAAGGTACAATAGAGAGTTTACACAACTGGGTTGAGAACTTTGGTCATGTTAAAGGTAAAAGAATAGGAGTTGTACAAGGTAAGAACTATGATGAGATAGTTGAATGCTATAAGGCAGTAGATGAACATTGTGATAAAATTGCAATTTCATTTAATTACAGCTACTATCTTGAACTGTTCCCACATCAAAACAAGTACCTTTCATGGTCAATGGGTAGAGTTCTATTACTTGAAAAACTACTAGAGGATGGGATTATTAATACAGAGAAAGACCACCACCTTCTAGGTTGTGGGTTACCTATAGAGTTTGTACATTACTATGGAGACAGATACTCCTGGATTGATTCCTTAGATACATCCAACCCAGTTGTACATGGCCTCTTAGGTATCAGATATAATGGCTGGGGACTAGGTAGTAAGAAGTCAATTATGCTATGTGATATGATTGACCATGAGATTGTAAATATTGAAGATATAAAGTATAATCTTAAGAAGTTTAGGGAATTTGTAAATAGATAGAGATGGCAAAGAAGAAGAAAGAGAAGAAGATTAAAGAGTTATCTTACGAGGAGAAGATAGCAAAGAGTTTAGGGTCAGCAAACAGCTATGCAGTTGCAACTGATAATTTTGACCCAACACTACTTAACCCAATACCAAGAAAAGACCCAAGAGATCATTGGAATATTACAGAGGACTTGTTTGTAGGGTCTGATATATGGCACTGTCATGAAGCAACATTCATAACTGATAATGGAATACCAGTTGCAGGTACACTAAAGATAGTCTACCCCTCAAACTCAACTGATATGATTGAGAGTAAGTCTATGAAGGTTTACTTAAACTCATTTGATATGTGTAGAATGGGAGCAACTATTGAGTCAGCAATTGAAAACTATGAGAGACAGATAAAGACAGATCTTGAGAAAGCTCTAGACACTTCAGTTGCAGTTGGATTCTTTGAGAGTGGAGAACATGAACAGGGACAGAACTCCTTTAAAGAGTACAGGGATCTTAGCCTATTGGTTGAAGCAAATCAAAGTGAACTTGAGATAACTGACTTTAAAGGAGAAAGAAGTCACTTGGTATTTATTGAAGAGAAAGGAGTTAGTAAAGAGTATAAGATTTTTACTAATGTGTTGAGAAGTAGATGTAGACATACTAAACAAAAAGATACAGGTACTGCCTTTATACATATTAAGACAAAGGAGTGTTCACTAGATACACTTTCTCTCTTTAAGGAGATAGTATCTCTAAGGGAAGTTGATGAATTCCATGAACTTTGTGCTGAGAAGTTATTCAAATCCATAGTTGACACAGGGTATGTTGAGGAGTGTATGGTCACATTAATGTATAGTAGGAGAGGCTCTCTTGATATTAATCCAGTAAGAGCTTCAAACTACCAGATGATACCAAGACAGCTGTTGAGTAGTAGTTGCTATACAGAGAAAACACAAGGGCAGTAATATTATTTTTACATATAAGTTTTATATCTCAGATATAAATTCTATATTTACAGTAACTAAAAAGATAGATATGAATTTTGAGATAGGCAGTAAAGTAAGTTGGAGTATTGGGAAGGGAGAGAGGACTATTAAGAGTAGAGGTCTCTACCTCTCTCAATCAGAACAAGACCCAAGTAAAAGTATTGTAATGATGTATGAACACAAAAACATAGCTTGTACAAATAAACTTGAAGTACTAACTAGTTTACTTGAAGAGGACAATTAAATTTAAAGACAGAATGAAGAAGTTAGCAGTATTATCCTTATCAGGAGGGATGGATTCTTTTACACTACTACTACACTTACTAGCTAAAGGGTATAAGGTCTTGTGCCTATCTTTTGACTATGGGCAGAAACATAAAGTAGAGCTGGATATGGCAGGAGAGCTAGTTGGACTCCTTAAGAGATCAGGGTTTGAGAAGGATATTGAGTTTAAAGTTATCAAAATAGATGGTCTATCCAGTATTTTACACTCAACTTTAGTGGATGGTGGGAAAGATGTACCTGAAGGGCACTACCAAGAGGACAGTATGAAAGATACAGTGGTACCTAATAGGAATAAAATCTTCTCCTCTATAATTCAGGCAGCAGCACTCTCACTATCAATGAAAAATAAAAACTCAGAGGTAGTAATTGCTATGGGAATACATAGTGGAGACCACTCAATATACCCTGACTGCAGGAAAGAGTTTAGAGATATTGACTATGAAGCTTTCTTACAAGGCAACTGGGGAGCTGAGAAAGTTACTCTTGCAACACCTTATCTTGAGAATGATAAATATGGAATTTTACTTGATGGGGTTACTATCTGTAGATCACTAGATATTAGCTACAGAGAGTTCTACAGTAGAACAAACACATCATATAAGCCAATCTTTATCCCAAATGGACCATTAGATGAGAATGGAGAGGCTACTAGAACATGGTATTCTGACTATAAGTCATCATCATCAGTTGAAAGGATTGAAGCTTTTATGAAACTTGGACTGCCAGACCCTGTAAAGTATGCAGATGAATCTGGTCCAGTCAGCTGGGAGACTGTAGTAGACCATGTAAAAACCCTAGTAAAGAAATAATACATAAATATGGACACACTTAAAGATAGACTAAGGGATTGGATTGTTAGAAATAAGCTTAAGGTAGAATTCATTACAGATACGATATTTAAGATTGGAGAAGATTCATTTCAGTTGATTGAAGAGAGGAGACAGAGAGAGAAAGCTAGGGAAAGTATCTTCACAGATGACTTTGAACTAAATATCTCAGAGGAGGATGAGAGTTACAGTAAAGAGATTGGTGTAGGGAACTTTTGTTTTGAGTTTGGAAGCAACTTCTACTATACCCCAGCTCACACTATTGAGAAACCAGAACTTAATATTCTGAAGTATATAGGTGTTGCAGATAAAGAGCTTGACCTGGACTACTCTTTCTTAGGGGTGAGAGGTCAGTTTGAGCTCTGTAATGGGTCAGGGGACTATACTGAGTGGGTTCAGAAGGCAAAGTTCCTAGGGATAGATACCTTAGCAATTGCAGAACACAATACCCTAGCAGGTACACTACTATTCCAGAAGACTTGTGAGAAGAAAGATATTAACTTTGTACTTGGTGAAACTATCACTATTAAAGATAAGAAGTTTACTGAGTTTTTTGGTAAGTGCTATGTACTTAATGAGGAAGGGTGGTTTAACTTACTATACATAAATAAGACCATTAATGTTGACAATGCTGAGAGTCAGTTTATTGATGAAGAGAGTCTTCTCAAGTATGGTGAGGGACTAGCTTTTGTGTTTGACTCAGAAACTGAGTTATCAAAAAGTAGGATTAAAGAATATACTGACTCCTTTGATAAAGTTTACTACCAACTAGATATGACAGAGTATAGAGGTCATGAGAAAGAGCAGTTGAGATTACTGTCTATAAAGAACTATCTAGACAACTATGTAGATACTCTTGAACCCATACTTATTCAGGATGCATTCTATCTAGATGAGGAGTATTCATATGTAAAGACTCTACTTAATAAGATTGGTAGTGTAAGATTCCAGTTTGAATCTCAAGACCAGTGGTTTAAATCACTTGATGAAATCTTCTATCAATGGCAATCCTTATTTACTGATGAAGATGAAAGACTATTCAATGTGTTTCTGAAGGCAGTTGAGAATACAAGAAAACTAACAGACCCTGTAGACTTCAAAATTGAGACAGAACAAAGATACTTACCTAAATTTGAGTGGGAAGGAGATGAGAGTAATGAAGATCTCTTCTTTAGACTTATCAAGGAGGGTATGGAGGAGAAGGGTCTTATTGATAATAAAGAGTATTGGGACAGAATTGAGAAAGAAGTTGAAGTAATCACACTAGGTGGTGTGGTTGACTACTTTCTAATTCTATGGGATATTATTAAGTGGTGTGAGAAGAAGAAGATTCTAACAGGAGTAGGACGTGGTTCAGCTGCAGGCTCACTTGTTTCATACGTACTAAATATAACACAAATTGACCCTATTGAATATGGACTACTCTTTGAGAGATTCCTAAATAAAGGACGACTAGGTGGTTATGTAGACTCAGATGTTGTGGTTATAACAAACCAGAATAATGAAGAGACAGTATATGGACTTCATGAGAAGCTTGCTGTTATAAGGGATGGGAGTTTTGTAAAGATTAGTGGTAACAAGATAGAGGTAGGAGATCTAATCAAAGATGATACAGTAAAGACAGTTAATATTGAGAAGAGGAGTGTATATAAGCAAGGTGGACTACCTGATATTGATGTGGATTTTGAAGGACTTAGAAGAGAGGAGGTCAAAAGATACATGGAGGAGAAGTATGGTCTTGATTATGTATGTAGTGTTGGTACATATGGTACCTTTAAGATAAAGTCAGCTATCAGGGATCTTGGTAGGTACATGGGCCTTGACTCAAAGGAGACAAACTATATTACCTCAAAAATTGGAGATGATGGTAGATATGCAAGTGGAGAATTCTTTGATATATTTAGAGAATCACAAAACTCCCCACAACTAAGAGAGTTTATTCTTAAGAGACCCGATATTGTAGAGTTCTCTAGAGTAATACTTAAACAACAAAAGAACCAGTCAGTACACCCTTGTGCAACCCTCATCCTCCCTAAAGTAGACCAGAAGGGTAGACCAAGAAACATCTACAACTGGATACCAGTAAAGAAGATTGATGGTGTACTAGTTTCAGAGTGGGAGGGAGGATACTTAGAGGATGCAGGTTTCCTTAAGGAGGATATTCTTGGGATTAAGCAGCTTGATAAATTTAGACAGATATTCAACAAGGTAGAGGTGAATAGACAGACAGAGTTATCAATGGGAAGTGTTGACCTGGAGAATGAAGAAGTTTATGATTTGTTTAGACAAGGGTTATCTGCAGATGTATTCCACTTTGGTTCAAAAGGGCTAACCTCTTATGTCCATGAGGTAATGCCAAACTCTATTGAGGATATGATTGCAATGATTTCACTGTATAGACCTGGACCAATTGAATCAGGAGCACATACTGATTATGTGAAACTAAAGTTTGGTTTGAAAGAGCCAGAATATGACTATATGTTGGAGGAGGTTACCAAGAGTACATATGGACTATATGCCTACCAGGAGCAGGTAATGCTTGCAGTACAGGGGTTAGGAGGTATGGATTTGGTAACTGCAGATGATGTAAGAAAGGCAATGGGTAAGATGAATATGTCCCTTATTAAAGAGTACAGAGAAGTCTTTATCAAAGGAGCAGCAGAGAGAGGTTGTGATGAAGTTATAGCAGAGTCTATCTGGAATAAACTCGAAGCCTTTGCCAGATATGGGTTTAACAGATCACACGCAGCAGCTTACTCCTATACAGGGATAATGTGCCAGTGGTTGAAGGTAAAGTTCCCTATTGAATTCTGGACAACTGCCCTAGAGTTTGCTGAAGATAAGCAGATACCAAGATATGTTTCTGAGATATCAAAACTAGACCATGGAGTTTCTATTGTACCTCCAAATGTGAATAAGTCAAGTACTGAGTTTACTAGTAACTTTGAAACAGGGAGAATCTATTGGGCTATTAATAAAATTAAGTTTGTAGGTGATACTGCAACTGATAGTATTATTGAAGAGAGAGAAAAGAACGGTGAATTCTTCTCCTTAGAGGAGTTCTGTTCAAGGGTTGAAAAGAAAGCAGTTAATAAGAGAACAGTTGAGAACTTGATACTATCAGGTTCCTTTGATGAAATCTATGATATTGATGACAATGTTAAAGATAGAGAGTTGCTTTTGCAGGAGTTCTACAAGATTCGTGGAATTAAACCTAAGGAGCAGATAGTACTTAGTGAAGACAAGAAGTATAACTGGTACTGGACAGTAATGCAGAAGAAACTATCTGGGTTAGGGAACTTAAACTTTAGTAATATAATTCTTAATAGTGATCTCCAACATATGATTTCACAATATCTAGACCCACTTAAGTTGCAAGTAGAAAGCAGTGTAGGGAAGAGAGCAGTAGTTTGTGGTCTAATCACTGATATGATTGTAAGAAAGACCAGAAAGGGAGATGAGTTCTGTTCACTAACACTTGAGTCCAATGATGAGACAGTATACTTCCTACTCTGGCCTGATGCTTGGGAGAAAGCAAAAGAGAAAATACGTTCTTCAGAGTCAAAAATGTTTATAGGTTCAGCTACAGTACACATTGATAACTTTAAGAAGTGTAATGTGTTGCAGTCAGATAAGAACACAAAAATACAGGTACTTTAAAAATAATTACATATAAAGTTTATATCTCGAGATATAATCTATATATTTACCAAATATTACAAATTTAATATAATAAGAATGGAAAGAGATGTACATGTTATAGAGTATGGTGACAGAATTGTCAGTCTACATGGTAAACCATTTTCTACAGAAGTAGATATGGATGAGTTAACAACTATACACTATGACAACTTAATAGGGGAGATACTGACTATTAGTACTCTAATGAATAGGGTTGGTATTTTGAAGGCTAATGCAGAGAATGCTTTAAATGAAACTAAGTTAGGTCATAAGATTCTTGAGGCAAAGAAGAGTGAGGAGTTGAGAAGAAAGTTGACTAAGGCAGGTGATGGGAAGTCACCAACTGTTTCCCAACTAGAGAATGCAGTTACCTTAGATGAAGTTGTACAAGAGAGTAAGATGAACTATTATACAGTGGTAAAGCAGGCAGCAGTAGTTGACTCCCTATATTGGGCTGTAAAGAGTAAGGAGATGAAGCTCAACCATATTACACAAGGGATAACTCCTGAAGACTTTGAGAAAGAAATACTTGAAGGGGAGATAAATAGTGTAATGATAAAGATAAGTCAGAAGAAGTTTTAAAATCTTTACATATAAGTAGTATATCTCAAGATATATTTTATATATTTACAGTCTTACTAATAATAGTAAGCTTAAAACAAGTTGGAAAGCGAATAGAAAGGATGTATAAAGTATACATTCTAGTTTAATTAAAAATAGCAGAAAT